CTCATATTTTCTACATCACCCCAGTTAAGAGCTAATCCACCATGACTACATGGAACATCGATATTCCTGACCGTATGAGAAAGTTTAGATCTATTAATAGTTCTAAACAACTTCTTTACAAAATCAGGCGATGAATCAGACATCATCATTTCCAAATCTCTCAAACATTCTCCAAGAACTCTAGAACGTCGATCTAGAACCTTTTGTTTACCTGAATTTAGGACAGTACCCTTATAAATTAATTGGGAATTAACTGTACCAAATTCTGAATGAATATAATTCTTTCCAAGAGAAAGAGATAAGCCATATTGGCCTACCTTTTCTTTCCACAAGGGGTAAGAAGCACGATTTGCTCGCATCAGAATATCATCTCCATTTATTAAATATTTATGGGGAGAGATACCTGCTGCACGAGCTGTGCAATCGTTTAGTAAACATAAAAGGGGAAATGAAAGTAATGATCCCATCAATTGGCCAGACTTCTGAAGACTAGGTGTTAAACCTGTCTTCTTTGGATAGACCAAAAGATGTGGAGAAATTTCTTTCATAGCCCACCTTTTAGTAGGTTCATGATCAATGGACTCAAGAATACCTTCCATTAAAGCTTTTGAAGCTTCAATTGGAATTGAATCTGTAGCTGCGGTATAATCACCAGAAATCCATACATCATCAGGATCCGAATTTTCGTAAATCCTTTCGATAGATGGTTCTAATCGATTTGTACCATGAGTTAAGCAGAATTGTTGTTGAGAATCTAAAGCAAGCCACATGGCGTGCTGTAAAGGTTTCAAACAAAAACAATCTGCTACTCCCGCTGTGATGGTCCTCACCTTGAGGGGTTCCCTAATGGGTTCCACTCTTACAGGTAGAGGCTCATCCGGAGGATAAGCATCAAATTCAATTGAATAGGTATTCGATCGAATCTCAGGTGACGAATCAAAACCCAGGCTGGTCGGAAGAAAAGGATTAATTTCCTTTTCATAAAATTCCTTTCCAACCTGAGTAATGTTCGTCTCAACTTGAGATTTGATAGTTTGAGTCCACGTTCGTCTAATGTTATCATGAAATCGTGATCTGACAGAATATGTATCCAAGATACTAGAAAGATATTCCAATGGAACCTCTTCCCAAGTATCTTGTTTGAAAGTAATACGTTTATCTTTATCAGAAGCCACCTGTTCCTTACGGAAAGCCGGCTTCATCTGAAAATAAGTACTACTTAATACATTCTGTTTATATGAATAAGATTTGTTATTATCTAGAAGATTTTCAGGACGTATCCAAATAGGATCGTCTTTAAGTTTATGAATTTTTTTAAATTCAATGAATAAAGGAACATGGAATCGTCTCCAAAAGGAGGCTTCATCCAAAATTCCAGTAGAATCTTCATAGGTAATTGACAATTGTTGTCCATATACCAAATTACTCGTTACAATGATGATAGGTGAGGTAAATAACCTTCCCTTTTCTGGTAAATCAGCCATAGGAAGAACATAAGGATTACAAGAAACCAAAGTTTGGAATTCTTTTATATCCTGTCCTTCTAAAGACTGACCCAGATCATCTAAT